GACACCGAGCAGCAGGATACTAGGGACGCCCTGATGCTGACCATCTTAACCACAGTACGAACCGACGAGCTTAGGTTCGCTGATCGGCGCGAGTTCGAGGATATGGACAGCGACCGGCCCCTGTGGAGGATCCCGAAAGAGCGCATGAAAAAGCATCGCGAACACCTGGTTCCGTTGTCGAGTCAGGCTGCGGCAATCGTCAAACGGCGCCTCGGCGATCTGCCGGAACGCCAGCGCTTACTATTCGGTCGACCGACGCGGAGCGGAACGATCAGCGAAAACACGATGCTCTATTGTCTCTATCGGCTCGGTTATCACAGCCGCGCGACTGTTCACGGGTTTCGGCGTACCTTCTCCACCATAGCCAACGAAGCGACGAAGGAGGTTGAAGGCGAGGAGGTGCCAATGTGGCACCCCGATTGGGTCGAGCGCGCGCTCGCTCACGTTCCCGAGGATAAGGTTCGTGCCGCCTATAACGCTGCCGAATATCTGCCGCAGCGACGCCGTCTGCTCCAGTGGTGGGCTGATTGGCTGGACGAGCAGCTCGAGCTGAAACGACTCGTTGGATAAGAAAAAGCCCTGGCGGCGTGGGTTCGCGGCCAGGGCTTCTATGTCATCAGTCCGGTGGGCTTCCGGATGCCAGCCATGCTTAGAGCATAACACCTCTCCCTTGTTGGCTCGGGCGCTTCTCTGAGCGTCCCATGCTGTTCCACCGACATAACAACATCGGGGTTGCAAATCAACTTTTGGTTGAGTAGAACCCCAAGCAGTTGATTAGGACGGGGCGGATGACCGCAGAGCAACTGCTTTCAGAAGATGTTGAGTTCTGGCCGCTGGACACGGTGCTTCGCAAGGTCGGCCTGTCAAGGTCCGAGATTTACCGTCGCCAGCGCGACGGTAGCTTCCCCGCCTCAAGGAACTACCGCAACTCGAGCCGCCGATACTGGCTTTCAAGCGACGTCCGCCGCTGGCAAGCCGAGGAACTGGCCGGCGCTCCGATTGGCGATGACGAGTTCGGGCTGATCGGATGAGATTTGGCTCCGTGTGCTCAGGCGTTGAGGCCGCGAGCCTAGCTTGGTATCCTCTCGGTTGGCGCGCTGCGTGGCTGTCGGAAATCGACGCAGCTGCATCCGCGCTTCTCAAGCACCGCTTTCCGAATGTCCCCAACCTTGGCGACATGACTGCGATTGCGCCGATGATTGATGCGGGCATCGTTGAAGCTCCTGACATTATTGTCGGCGGCACACCCTGCCAAGGCTACTCGGTTGCCGGACGCCGCGGCGGTCTTTCGGATCCGCGCGGACAACTCACCCTCAGTTTCGTGGAGATTGCAGATGCTATCGACGACGCTCGTCGAGCAAACGGAGAGCCTGAGTGCGTCATCGTTTGGGAAAATGTCCCCGGCGTCCTCTCGATGCGCGACAATTCGTTCGGCCATTTCCTTGCGTCGCTTGCCGGAGAAGATGATCCGCTCGAGCCACCAGGGAAAAAATGGCCGGACGCTGGTCTTGTGCTTGGACCCCAAAGAACAGTCGCGTGGCGATGCCTCGATTCCCAATTCTTCGGTTTGGCCCAACGACGCAAGCGTGTGTTCGTTGTCGCAAGTGCTCGTGACGGGTTCGATCCCGGAGAGATACTTTTTGAGTTCGACGGCGTGCGGCGGGATTCTCCGCCGAGCCGCGAAACGGGGCAAGAAATTGCCGGAACTCTTGATGCGCGCACTGAGGCGGGTGGCTTTCCCGGAACAGATGGTGCCTGTGCCAACCATGTCGTCCCCGCAGATTTCGGAAATCGACTCACTAATCGGTTGAGTTCTGCCTTTGGCGGCGGCAACTGCAAAGGCCCAATTCCTGTCGCCACCGCGCTGAATGCGAACGAGAGGTTCGATTTCGACAGCGAGACTTTCATCGTCGAACCGCTGTGCGTCACGGATCCTGTGACGCACACGCTGACTGCCGAGGGCTTCGACGCGAGTGAGGATGGCACCGGTAGAGGGAATCCAATAGTGCCGATCGCCTTCACCGCGAAGGACTACGGTCAGGACGCAAGCGAAGATATTTCTCCGACGCTGAGGTCGGGCGGTCACGCCGACAGCCATGCAAACGGAGGCGTGATGCCCGCCGTCGCATATGGCTTTCAGCCGCGCATCGCTAGGAACGGTCGCGGTGACATGGGCGATGTCATCAACGCGCTCACCGCCGAGGCAGGCACCACCGGCAAGGGCGACGCGGCACCGTGCGTTGCATACGCCATTCAGGAGAACCTGATTCATCACGAGGTCATCCCGTTTGACACGACGCAACTGACGCATCCGGAGAACCGCAGCAACCCGCAGCCAGGCGACCCGTGTCACCCTCTCGCTGCGGCAGGCCACGCCCCGTCGATCTGCGGCAGCAACATGGCAGTGCGGCGCCTGATGCCGGTCGAGTGCGAGCGGCTACAGGGCTTCCCCGACAACTGGACCCGGATCCCCGTCAAGTTTTTCACGACAAAGCAAGTCTCCAAGCTGAGACCAGAGGATATGTGGGAGGTGGGATTCGGGCCGAACGGTCGTCCCGGCTGGTGGCTCATGGCGGCGGACGGCCCTCGCTACAAGCAGTGCGGCAACTCGATGGCCCGTAACTGCATGGCCTGGATTGGCTGGCGTATCAAAGGTTGGCTCCAGCTCGAGCCGTTCAGGGAGTTGATCGGCTGATGTCTGCTACTGACGACGATGACATCGCCGCACTCATCGGAGGACACGGCTCGCAGCTAAAGCCGGATTCGCCACGCGAGGACACGCCCGATGAGGAGCGCGATCTTATCCTGAAACAGGTGGCGGGCGGCAAAGGTAGCTTTGTCGACGCCGGCGACCTCAAGCGCCCGGTCACTCAGAATTTCCTCGCCCAAGTGTTCGACATGGACCCTGCGACGGTTAAGAAACGTCTCCTTCGCGTGAAGCCGCTTGCCGAGATCGGTAAGGGCGTGCAGCCGCGCAAACTCTACGATTTCAAGGAGGCAGTCGGATACCTCGTCGAGCCGAAGATCGATCTCGATGCGTACATCAAGTCAATCGACCCCCATAAGCTGCCGAACCACATCAACAAATTCTATTGGGACGCGCAGTTAGTGAAGCTCAAGTTCATGGAGCGGGCGCGCGAGGCGTTTCTCGCTCCGGACATCCTCGCGGTGTTCGGTCGAGTTTTCATGCTCATCAAGGACCATGTCCAACTGTGGCCCGAGACTGCGCGCGATTCGCTGCGCCTCGACGACAAACAGACCGCAAAGCTCAAGCAGCTCGCCGACGACCTCCAGAATGAGCTCTATAGTCGGCTGACCAAGCTGCCGGACGAGCAGGAAACGCCGAGCTACGCCGCCAAGTTCGAGGAAGGGACGGCACCCGAAGCCGAAGCTACGGAATGACCGGAGTTATCCTGCAAGGCGATTCGCTCGAGCGTTTGCGCGAGCTTCGGGACAACAGTGTCCACATGGTCGTCACATCTCCGCCCTATTTTGGCTTGCGGGACTACGGCACGGGCAACTGGCAGGGTGGCGACCCCGACTGCGATCATGTGTCGCATCGCATCCGAACGGGCGACGGCCTCGCAGCGTTTAGCGCGAACCTCAAAGGCGGCGGTCACAAGGCCGGGTCGGAGGAGAAGGTCGTTCGCTTCAAGGGACAGTGTGGCAAATGCGGTGCCGTCCGTGAGGATCGGCAGCTTGGCCTTGAGGCGACACCAGAGGAATATATCGCGGCGATGGTCGTGCTGTTCCGCGAGGTGCGGCGTGTCTTGCGCGAGGACGGCACGTTATGGCTGAACATCGGCGACAGCTATTGCAGCTCCGGCTCTGGAAAGCAGGGCAAGAACGGGCAGATGGCTGACCGCGCCGTATCGCAAGTGCGCGGGAGTGAAGTGCCGCGAGCGGGACATTTCGACGGCATCAAGCACAAGGACCTCATCGGCATCCCTTGGATGCTCGCCTTCGCGCTGCGTGCCGATGGCTGGTATCTCCGTCAGGAAATTATTTGGGATAAACCCAACCCGATGCCGGAATCGGTGCGCGACCGCTTCACGAAGGCGCATGAGAACTTGTTCCTGCTGACCAAATCACCGCGGTATTTCTTCGACGCCGAGGCGGTCAAAGAGGACATGGCTGAGAGCAGCCTAGCGCGGGTCGCGCAGCCCAACCTCGCCAACCAGGTCGACTCCGCCCGCGCGAACGGCGGAATGAAAACCAATGGCAACATTAAGCCCGCAGGCGATTTCGTGTCGGGGAAGCGCAATAAGCGGAGCGTTTGGCGCATTTCGACGAAGCCATTCAAGGAAGCGCATTTCGCCACCTACCCACCCGAGCTTCCGGAGCCGTGCATTCTCGCCGGCACGTCTGAGGAGGGCGTCTGCGCTAAGTGCGGAACGCCGTGGCAGCGGATAATCGAGAAGGGCGAACCCCTGCTCGAGTGGCGACAGGCCTGCGGCGGCGATTTAAACGGCGAATACGATGGTCAGGCCATCAAGGAATACGAAGGCACAGGCGCGCAGAATGCTTCGGACGTCAAGCGCAGGATCCTCGCGGGTATGCGAGAGCGCATCAGCCGTTGGGAGCCGGGCTGCGATTGCAACGCTCAAACCGTTCCGGCGACCGTCCTCGACCCGTTCTTCGGTGCCGGGACGACAGCGCTCGTGGCCGAGAAGCATGGGCGTCGCTGGATCGGCATCGAACTAAATCCGGAATCGGTTGAAATTGCGCGCCGCCGTCTCGCTCGTGAGATGGTGCCGAACAAACGGGCTGCCTATCGCGTGCTCGCATTGGCACTGGCAGCATGACCTTCCACAGCATCGAAGCGATGGTGGTGGCCTCAGCAGAGGCAGTGCGGCCGCCTGAGCGCCTGACCGTCAGTCAGGCTGCCGAGAAATATCACATCGTCAACAACCCAGGCACGCACGTTGGGCCGTTCTCGAATGAGCGGACGCCCTACCTCGTCGAGCCAATGGACGAGCTGCAAAGCCTCGAGTTCACGGGCGAGATTTTCTGCGGTCCTGCGCGCTGCGGCAAGTCGGTCATGGCGCTTAATTGGTTAGCCTCGACTGCCATCTGCGATCCTGCGGACATGATGTTCGTAAACATGACGCAGAACACCGCCCGAGACTGGTCTCAGGGCGACCTCGCCAAGATGGTTCGCTACTCGCCCGAGGTGAAGCGCCGCCTGGTTCCGGGTCGGCAGAACGACAATGTCCACGACAAGCGCTTCCTGAGCGGAATGCGGCTGCTCATCAAGTGGCCGACCATCAGCGAACTCTCCGGCAAGACCATTCCGCGGCTGTGGTTGTTCGATCGCGACCGCATGGATGACAACATCGACAAGGAGGGCGACCCGTTCGACCTCGCAAGGAAGCGCGCGCAGACCTACCGCCGCTTCGGCATGACCGTCGCTGAGAGTTCGCCAGGGCGGGAGGTGACAAATTCCAAGTGGTTGCCGACGAGTCCGCACGAAGCACCGCCGACGACCGGTATCCTCGCGCTTTACAATCGCGGTGATCGGCGCCGCTGGTACTGGCGCTGCCCCCAGTGCAACGACCCGTTCGAGGGCGATTTCAAGCTACTCCGCTGGCCGCAGTTGCCCGATCCGATGGAGGCAGCGCAGCAGGTCGTCATGGAATGTCCTTCCTGCGGCTTCCCGATTCCACACGAGATGAAGCACGAGCTCAATCAGGGCGGTAAGTGGATCAAGGAAGGGCAGACTTGGGAAAAGGACGGCTCGGTGAGCGGGATCCCGAGGCGTTCCGACATTGCTAGCTTCTGGCTTAAAGGTCCTGCCGCTGCATTCATCAGCTGGCCCGAGCTTGTGCTGAAATACCTAAACGCCCTCGACGATTACGAGCGCACGGGCAGCGAAGAAGCCCTTAAGGTCACGGTGAACGTCGACCAAGGCTTACCCTACACCTCGAAATCGGCCGAAGCCGGTCGACTCCCCGATGAGCTGCGTGCTCGAGCTCAGCATTATTCGGACAAGGGCGAGGTTCCACCAGGAGTCGGTTTCCTCGTAACGACCATCGACGTTCAGGCCGGTGGACGCCCATCGTTCGTTTGCCATACCTACGGCATCGGACCAGGCGTTTCGCAGGAGCAGCTCGAGCAGGGTATCATTCCGCCAGCAGCCGACATTTGGCACGTCGATATGTGGAAAATCCGCAAATCTAACCGCATCGACACTGACGGCGAGCGCAAGCTCATCGATCCCGCCTCGTATCCCGAGGATTGGGATTGCCTGATCGATGAGGTGTTGCTGCGTACCTACCCGCTCTCGGATGGCTCAGGCCGGCACATGGCCGTCAAGATCGTGGCGTGCGACTCGGGCGGTGCCGCAGCGCAGGGGAACGCGAAGAAAAACGACAACAAGGATGGGCCGAAGGTCAGCGTTACCGCGAACGCCTATGAGTTCTGGCGCCGGTTGAAGCGCGCCGAGCGGGCTAACGGCGAAAAGATTCCGGCATCCCTCCATCTTCGCTTCCACCTCGTCAAGGGTTCGCCGAGCAACAGCGCGCCGGAGATGCACCGCACCTATCCGGACAGCGGACAGAAAGACCGGTTCGCGATCGCCCGCGGCGACGTTCCCGTCTATCTGGTGAACTCGAACAAGGTGAAAGATCGCACCAGCAACCTGCTCGGGCGCACCGACCCTGGCGGGCAGATTCATTTCCCCGTCTGGTATGACGAGAACGAGAAGGTGCTCGACATCGGTTGGCTCTACACGCAGCTGACGACCGAGGTCAGAACGGCGCGCGGATGGGAGAACCCGAGCCGTCGCAAGAACGAAGCGTTCGACCTTCTCGCCTACTGCATCGCCATCTGTCTTACGCAGCAGATACGTCTCGAGCACATCGACTGGACCAAGCCGCCGCCGTGGGCGAATCCCGATTGGGACAACAACGACCTGGTCATCAATCCGGTCGACCATGATGCGGCCGATGTTTTGGCCGGCGCGAAGCCAAATGATGACCCCGACATCGAGGATTTGGCGGAGCAGCTCGGCTGAAAATCACTAATTAGTTGATTCGGTCACGCTCGGGTGTCATATAGGACGTCACCGATTTCACGCGGGCGAGGGAATGGCGGCTACTCAGGCGCAACTGGATGAAGCGGAAGCAGCTTACCACTCCCTCTGTATCGGCAAGGGGATGGTCGAGTTTCGCGATTCGAACGGCGAGCTGGTGCGCTACAATGTCGCGTCGCTGCCGCGGCTCGCGCAATACATCCAGCAGCTCAAAATTGAGCTTGGTGTGTCGACCTGCAATGGTCCGATGAGGCCGCTGTTTCAGTGAGCACCGGCGACCCGAACATCGACGCCCTGATCGGTCCGGCTTCCTCCGGACCCGTAGCCCTGCCCGGACCCTCGGCCCCCACCAGTCCCGGAGCAGCGTCGCCCGTCCCGGTCGTACACCTCCCGGCGACGGGCGACGAGAGGGGCATGGGCGCGTTCGAGGGAGCCGACCGTTTCGATGCGGGCTTTGCTCTGTGGGGACCGTCCTTGGCATCTGCCGACGCGGACATCCTTCCTGACAAGCTACTCATCGACGCTCGTGCGCGCGACATGCTGCGCAACGACGCTTACATCCAGGGCGGCGCTAACCTCCACAAGGACAACATCGTTGGAGCGCATTTCCTCCTGATGACGCGGCCCGCTACGCGGACGCTATTCGGCAAGGACGACGATGTTTGGGAGGAGGAGTTCCAGGCCGAGGTCGAGGAACTCGCAGAGCTTTTCTTCGAGTCGCCAGATCATTGGGTCGATGCGGCGCGCTCGAACACGCTGACGCAGCTCGTTCGCATGGCAGTCGGCATTCACCTGGCGGCCGGCGAGGTGCTTGCGACCGCCGAATGGGATCGTCAGGGAGCCAGCGAGTTCAACACTTGCATCCAGATGGTCGATCTTGACCGCCTGTCGACCGACCCGATGTCGCGCATCGACCCGAGCGTGCGCATGGGGATCCGCTTCAATTCGCGCGGGGCGCCGATGGCGTACCAAATCCGCACGCAGCACCCGCGCGACATCGTTTGGCGGACGACCCTTCCCGAGTGGAAAGAGGTTCCGCTGCGCAAGCCTTGGGGTCGCCTCCAGGTCATTCATCTCAAGGAGCAAGTGCGTCCCGAGCAGAGCCGTGGCATTCCGGAGATGGCGGCTGCGCTCAAGGAAATGCGGATGAGTCACTCACTCCGCGGCATCAACTTGCAGCAAGCCGTGGCTCAGGCGATTTTCGCCGCCGCCATCACCTCCGAGCTGCCGAGCGACACAGTGTTCCAGCAGCTCGGCGGCGGTGAGGCGACACCAGAGCAGGTTCAGGCCGCAATCACCAGTTACGCGCAGGGCTACCTCGGCGCGATTGGCAAGTATGTTGGCAAGGCGCGCGGCCTGACCATTGATGGCGTTCGCATTCCGCACCTCTATCCCGGCACCAAGCTCGATTTGCTGTCGCCGAAGGTCAATCCAACTCAAGGCACCACATTCGAGCAGTCGCTGCTCCGCTACATCGCATCGACGCTCGGCGTATCTTACGAGCAGCTGAGCCGCGATTATACGAACACGAACTACAGCTCGGCGCGCGCCGCGATGACCGAGACCTGGAAATTCATGCAGGCGCGCAAGAAGCTCATCGCCGACCGCTTCGCCACCATTGTTTTCCGGCTGTGGCTCGAGGAGGCCATCAACAACGGCAAGCTGTTCAGCTTCCCGAAGAAGAAGGCCGGAATGCTCTATTCGGGCGGCGTCCTGAACACCGCATTCGACGCCATCTCGCGGTGCGAATGGATTGGCGCTTCGCGCGGCCAGATTGACGAGCTCAAGGAGACTCAGGCCGCGATCGCCCGCATCGAGGCCGGTCTGTCGACCCGCGAGGATGAGCTTGCCCGCCTCGGCAAGGATTGGCGGAAAGTGTTCCGGCAGCTCGAGCGCGAGGAGAAAGAGCGCGCAGCCCGCAACCTTGTTTTCACCTCGGATACTGCACGGGCTGCGGGCGCTCAGGACAACCAGAACGCCGACAATCAGGACGGCGAGCAGAAGAAGGCCGCATGACGAGCAACCCGCTTATCGCCCGCTTCGCCAACGAGCCGTCGCTGCTCGCGCCCGGCACCGAAGATCGCTTTCAGGCGCTGCTCAACGCTGCGGCGTCGCATCCGATGCTGGCTGAACTTGACACAATGGAACGTGCCGAGGGCGGCGATTTCTGGACTGAACTCGGGCCGCGCGCTTCGGCGATCCTGCGCCCCTACATCGTGCAGAACGGGATTCTCCTCATCCCCGTTCGCGGTGTCCTGCTCAACGATTTTCCTTACGCCTTCTACGACCTCGCCACGGGTTACGAATACATCACCGAGGCCTTCAAGCGGGGCATGGACGACTCCAATGTCAAGGGCATCGCCCTCGTCATCGACTCGCCTGGCGGAATGGTGGCAGGCTGCTTCGGCTGCGTCGACAAGATGTACGCCCGCCGTGGCGAGAAACCTGTCCGTGCTTATGCCTCGGAGAGCGCCTACTCGGCAGCTTACGCGATATTCTCGGTGGCCGAACATGGCACCGTCGCGCGCACAGGTGGAGTCGGCTCCATCGGCGTCGTCACTGCGCACATGGACCTGTCGAAGGCGCTCGAGGATTTCGGAATCAAGATCACTTTCATTTTCGCTGGTAAGCACAAGGTCGATGGTAACGCCTACGAGCCGCTGCCTGCCGATGTGAAGGCGCGCATCCAGACGCGCATTGACGAGCTTTACGGGATCTTCGTCCAGACGGTCGCGCGCAATCGCGGCCTCGACGAACAGGCTGTGCGGGACACGGAGGCGCTGACCTTCACCGCCAGCGAATCGCTGTCGAACGGGTTGGCCGACGAAATCGGCGAACTCGACGATGCCCTGGCCGCGTTCGCGGCCGATTTGTCCAACCCTCAAGGAGATGAGGAAATGTCCACTCAGGACAAGCCGGCCCTGACCCAGGCCGACATTGATAACGCTGTGGCAGCCGCCACCGCGAACCACGAATCGGCGCTCGCCACCGCGCGCACCGAAGCCGCGTCGGCGGAGCGCACGCGCATCGCCGCCATTCTCGGCAGCGACGAGGCGAAGGGCCGCGAGGGTCTCGCCAATCACCTGGCGCTCGAGACCGACACTGCCTCCGAGGCTGCTGTCGCGATCCTCGCCAAGTCGCCGAAGGTCGAGGAAGGCGCCGAAACCCCGTTCAACAAGGAGATGTCGAAGGGCAATCCGGATGTTGGCGCAGGCGAAGGCGATGACGACGAGCAGGCCATCAGCAACCCCGTCGCCCTTGCGCGCGCTGCGGGCATCCGCGGCGTTCGCCCTGCTCCGGCTCCGGCGCAGTAACCCCGAGTCACTAATTTAGGGAGTATCCCCGAAAATGACCGACATTCCTGCCTCCTACCTCAACAGCGACGTGCGCGGCACGCCGTCTTTCGAGGCGCTCGACCAACTGGTCGACACCAATCTGCTCGCCGGCAGCTCACCCGGCCTTTCTTCGCCGGTGCGCATCCTGCTCGCCTCGAGCCTCGCCCTCGCGCAGTTCAGCGTGGTCGGCCTCGACGCGAACAACCACCTCGTGCTTGCCACGCACGACGCGGTCACTCCGGCCAACTCCATCACGCCGATTGGTGTTCTCGCGCACGCGGCCTCGAGCGGTGCAGCGAACACGACCATCCACGGCGAGGTATTCCTCACCGGCAATTTCAACGCCGGCGACGACGACGCGGGTGGCGACAGCCCGCTCGTTTGGGACGCTTCGTTCACGACGCTCGCCCTCAAGGTCGCGTCCGTGGTCGGCAATCCGAACCTCATTTTCCGTAGCCGCAAGGCGACGGGTTCACCCGCCGCTTAACGGCTAGAAAGGAACGACAGAGCAATGACCTCTCCTGTCACCGCTTACAATCTGTGGGACAGCCGCACCTCGCTCGGGGTGATGCGCGATACCCGTCCCGAACCGCGGCCTTTCAGCCGCTTCTTCACGAACGGACTCCGCTCGACCGACGAGTGGATCGATTTCGAGAAGCTGCCCATCAAGGCGCGCCGTCTCGCTCCGTTCGTCAAGCCGCTCGGCCAGGGTCGCGGTATCTATACCGACAAGGCCAAGGGTCTCCGCTTCAAGCCGGCCTACATCAAGGTCGAGGAAGCGATCGATCCCCTGCGCCCGCTGACCTACCAACCGGGCATCGACCAGTCGATGTTCGACCCGAACAAGCTGTCGCCGACGCAGCGCACCGAACTGCTCAAGGTCGCCATGACGGTCGACGCGATGGACGCGATCGAGCGCCGGTGGGAGTGGATGCGCGCCAAGGCGCTCATCGACGGCAAGGTCACCTGCGTTTACGAGGACGGCGACTCCGTCTTGGTCGATTTCCAGCGCGCCGCAGGTCACACCGAGGTTCTGACGGCCGGCAACCGCTTCGGCGACGCCGGTGTGTCGATCACGGACAAGATCCAGGCCATCGTCGACACGATGAACGACGCCGAGTTCAGCGGTCTGCCCGTGCAGGTCGAGATGGGCGGCGGCGTCTGGTCGGTGCTCCGCAAGGACGCGGCGATCCTCGACAACCTCGACAAGTTCCGTCCGGTCGGTGGAGTCACCATCGAGCGCGGCGTGACGACCTCGGGTGACCGCTCGAAGCGGTACAAGGTTGGTGAGCTCCAGATCGGCGGCGGAAGCGGCATCAGCATCGAGCTGTTCGTCAACAACGAAGCCTATGAGGCCGACGATGGCACGCAGGTTCGTTACGTTGGCAACAACGAGATGGTGTTCCTCGCCACGCCGGAGACCATCAACGGCTACGAGTGCTTCGGCATGATCGTCGACCGGGACGCGCAGTATCAGGCGCTCCCGATCTTCCCGAAGAATTTCGAGAAGGGCGACGATGTCAAGATCGAGCACCTGTCGTTCAAGTCGGCGCCGCTCATGGTGCCGATCAACCCGAACGGCACCTACAAGCTGACGCCGATCGCCTAAGCGACGGTGAGCCTTTTCGCCCGGAGGGTTCAGCTTCCCTCCGGGCTTTTTTCCAAGACGAGGTGTTGAATGAGCAAGTCAATTCCCGCCGTTGTCGCGACGCAGCGCATCAACGGCACCATCCTTCCCGGTACGCTTTTCGTTCCGGCATCCGCCGACGATCATGCCGACTTGGTCAGGCTCGAGGCCGTCCGCGAGCCGACCGAGGCTGAGCTTCTCCTCCACGAGAAGATGCAGTCTAACGCGGCTGCGTCGGAAGCCTCCTCGAAGCCTGCCGGTGGCCGTGGCCGCGGCGGGCGCAAGGCCGCGCAGACCGGCAACGGCGATGACGCCGGCAACGGCGATGACGCCGGCAACGGCGATGACGCCGGCAGCGTCGTCGCCGGCAACGGCGATGACGCCGGCAACGGCGACGACGCTGCGGCGGCGATCGGCTGACCATGTCTGCCGCACTCGACGCAGCGCGGCAACAAGCGCGCCGGGACCTTCATCGTGAGATGTCGGTCCCGGCGCTCTACATCGTTGGCACCGAGGACCCGGTCGACGTCACCGTGCGTCGGCAGACCCGTGTCGCCAAGACTGGCGACATCGAGGGACTCGACACTGCCGAAATCTCTGTTGAAACCGTTTTCCTGCGCTTTCTGATCGACGAGCTCGCACAACCGAAGCGCAACGCCATTGTGTCTGTAGCCGAGGGCGAAGCGTATCGCATTGACCACGCCCTTGCTCCGCATGGTGTCACCATCGACGCGGCCGTCACCAGGCTGGACACCGCCGAAGCAACAGGGCTTCCCCTTCCGAGCGTGCCGTGAGCGAGGCTTATGTCATTGCGGTCGAGGGCCTCACCGGAATCCCGGTGGACTCCGCGCGCATCGCCGAGAACGCGAGCAAGGCCATCAACCGCACCGTCGAGCGGTCAAAGGCAGCTGCGTCGCGCCGGATGCGGCAACAGGTCGCGTTCAAGGCGGGCTACCTGTCGCGTCAGGACAGGCTTGGAATCACGAAGAAAGCATCGCGTAACGACCTTGAGGCGGTGATAACTGGACGCCACCGTCCGACAAGCCTGGCGCAGTTTGCTCGCGGCGCCCGCGCTACTGGTCGGCGCCGCAGTGGAGTCACCGTCGAGGTCCAACCCGGCCTCGTGCGCCGACTCGACAAGGCGTTTTTCATCAAGCTCAGGGCGGGCAACACCGACGCTGGCCCCGGCAACCTCGGTCTCGCCATTCGTCTGCCGGAAGGCAAGATCCCTGACCGTGCTTACAAGCCAACGCGCATCGGCAAAAACCTGTGGCTTCTTTATGGTCCTTCCATCGATCAAGTGTTTGACGATGTAGCGAATGACATTTCCCCCGAGGCTGCCGATTTCCTCGAGGCGGAGTTCGCTAGGCTGATGGGTCTCTGAGATGGCTGATCCAATCGCCTTCGCGGATATGCCGTTTCGTCTCAAAGTGCTCGTGCGGCTGACCGAGTTGCTCCAGGGCATCGAGCGTTCAATGCCGAGCGCTGCGGCGACCTACAGCTACAATCTCGCACCGGATGCCGATTTCCCCGATGGGCGCGTCCTCCGCGGTCGTGTCGCTTATGGCAGCGACGACCCATTGCCGATGCTGTCGATCATCGAGGATCCCAAGCAGCTCGAGCGCGATGCCGTACCGCTGAGGGAAACCGATGCTTCGCCAGGCGATTGGGACTTGCTCATCCAGGGCTTCATCAAGGACGACCCCGTCCATCCGACCGACCCGGCCTATTTCCTCGCGGCTGACACCGTAGCGAAACTGACCGAGGCAGCGAGCGCGACCCGCAACATTCTCGGCCTCGGCTACAAGAAGCCCGCCGTTGAGCAGCTCCACATCGGCGCGCCGATCATCCGGCCACCCGATGACATCTCCGCCACGACCTATTTCTGGTTGCCCGTGCGGCTACGTCTTGTGGAGGACACGAGCAACGCATTTACATGAACCACGACTCACTATATTAGTGATTCCATCAACGGAGGTTGACCAATGCCCGACCTGAACTCAATTCGAGACAATTTCTCCCTCGGCCGCGGCGACCTGTTCTTCGCGCAGCAGCGCGCAGACGGGACATTCGAGGGCGAGCGCCTGATCGGCAACGTCCCCGATTTCAAGCTCGGCGTGACGAGCCAGTCGGTGAAGCACTACAGCTCGCGCCGCGGCATGAAGGTGCAGGATCGCGAGGTTCCAACGCAGACTGACTACTCGGGCGACTTTATGACCGACGATGTCTCGCCGAAGAACCTGGCTGCGCTGTTCCTTGGTGATGCTGCCGTCGCAGCGCAGACTGCACTCGCCGCGCAGAGCGAGGTGTTCAATGACGTCGACCAGGGCCTGACCTATCAGATCGGCGTCGGCGGTGCCGGACATCCTGCTGGCCTCCAGCAGATCACCGTCACCTCAGTCAAGAGCGCCGATGATGTCACGACCTATGTCGCCGGCACGGATTACACTGCGGACGGCGCCCTCGGTCGTGTGACGATCGTCGTTGGCGGCGGTATCGCAGCCGGCGCGGACATCAAGGTTCACTACGACCGGCTCGCCGCGTCGCAGGAGCAGGTCGTGTCCAGCTCGAATGTCGTCGAGGGTTATATCCGCTTCATCGCCTACAACGCAGAAGGCGACAACATCGACTACTATCTGCCGGACGTGAAGCTGTACCCGAACGGCGATTTCGCCATCATCACCGACCAGGACTGGCAGAAGCTGTCGTTCAAGCTGGCGATCAACGCCGACGCGAACGGAACCGCGGTTTACGCCAACGGTCGCGCATACGTCTAAGCCATGACGGTGGGGATGGACCTCGAGGCGCTCCGCGCCGAGCTGGTAGTCACAGCGACGGTTCACATGGGAAAGCGGGAGGTTCCGTTGTCGGGCCTCCCGCTCGACGCCATCGTGGACATCTGTCGACGCCACTGGAGCGATGTCGGCGGGCTGTTCGACAAACTGGTCGGACAAGTTGCGAGCGGCGACATCGACCCCGAGCTCAACACGATGAATTGGCTCGGCGGTGCGCTTCTGGCTGCCCTTCCGCAGGTCGCTGCTGAAATCATCACGGTTTGCGCGGGCTGGTCGCTCGAGGCTGCCGAGGTTGTGCGAGCGCTCCCGGCGCCGGTGCAACTGGAAGCGCTCGATAAGATTGCCGCTCTGACCTTCACCTCGGAGATGCCGCCAAAAAAAGTCATGGAGACCGTCATCCGGATGCTCGGCGGCGTCACAAAGACGCTGATCGGAAGCGCCGCCTAACGCTGGCGGAGTGGCTGTGGGGACTGCGCCGCAAACGGAGTCTCCTCCTAGCAAACGGCCACCCGAATGCCGGTCTCTACACCCTGGGAAAACTGAACGACGAGGCTGAGCTGGTGATCGAACGCGAGAACAACCGCCTGGCTACCGAAGCAGTGATGCTCAAGTCGGCTGCTGCGGCGGTTCTCTCCGAGGACGGACACAAGGAGTTCACGAAACTCGTCGCCACCCTGCGGGAGGAATAGGTAGATGGCGACGCGCGACGTCCAATTTATCATCCGCGCCCGCGACGAGGCGAGCCGCGCGTTCGAGGGCATCACTAATGCTCTCCAGCAGATCACGAACTGGAACGGCAAAGCCGGTGATTCCAGCAACCTTCTAAGCACCGACCTCGGCAAACTGGTCGAGGCGCTTGGTTCCGTTGACCAGGTCGCTCGGATGGTGACCGGCGCGTCCGACCGTGCAGCCGGCGCATTCGATCAGCAACGAGCGAAAGTCAACGCGCTCGAGAACGATCTCTCGAACCTCAAGGCGCAAGCTGAGTCCGCACAAAGCGCCATGTCGAGCGTGAAGGCAGCAGGCGCAGCAACAGGCAACAGTGCTGAGACTGCCACGCAGGTCGAGGCCATCGAAGCCGCGCAGAAGCAGCTCAATACCCAAATCGAGCGAACGAGCAAGAACCTCACCACGGCGCGCGCCGACCTCGAGGCGCTTGGCACTGAATATCAGCGCGCCGCGAGCCTCGCCAATGCTCTCGACGCGGCGCAGCCGAACATAAAATCGGGTCAGGAGCGTGCTGCCGCAGCGCAGGCATTGCAGGAACAGTCGGCGTGGCTGGAGCGGATCCGCGCGCAGATGAATCCCCTCGCCGGGATTCAGGAACATTATCGCATCGAGATTGAGAAGGCCAACGCCGCTCGAGCTGCCGGTCTCTATGCGAGCGAAAAGGAATTTCAGCAGGTCATCAAGCTACTCGAGGCCGAGAAGAAGCAAGCCCTCGCGCAGAGTGGCGTCGGTCCCGATGGGCGACCCTCCCTATTCGGATTGAAGCCGTGGCAGGCGACCAACCTGATGTATCAGGTGAACGATGTCGTCAGCGGCATCGCGATGGGTCAGAAGCCGTCGCAAATCATTGCGCAACAGCTCGGTCAGATTATCCAGCTGTTCCCGCGGCTCGGCAGCGGCATCATGGCCGCGTTCAGCAATCCGTATTTCCTCGGCGCCGCCGCGATTTTTGGAACGATCGCGTTCTCCATCAAGCAGGCTGCCGACCAGGCGGAGCGGCTACGCACCTTCGCCGGGATCCTGCGGGCCAATGCGGATGGCGCGCAATACAGCGCCACGGCGCTCAACGAGAACGTCAAGGCGCTCCAGCAATATCATCTGACCGCCGACCAGGCGGTGACGATCACCCGCACCTTCATCAAGGAAGGCCTCAACCCGAGCTATTTCGAGAAATTCGGAATGGCCGCGAAGGATATGAGCCGAATCCTCGGCATTGATGTCAAGGACGCAGCTCAGCAGGTCGCGGAAGCATTCACGGGCGGTTACGAGTCAATCGTCAAGCTCGACGATGCGACAAATTTCCTCACTGCTGCGGAGCGCGATCATATCCGCGCCTTGTTCGACAGCGGCCACGCAGCCGAAGCGCGCCAACTCGCTTTCGACAAGTTTCGCAAGAGCCAGCATGATGCGGCCGAGGAGATGCGCGGCCCTTGGACGCAGGCGGTTGAACATCTCGACCAAGCATGGGAGCATTTCAAGGAGTCGCTCGGCGACAGCGATTTCGCCAACGCGGCGCTCGAGGGTCTCGATTCCCTCGCCACTATCGTCGAAAAGATCGCCGACGCCTGGGAACGCGCCAACTCCGCCCGCGAGCGTTACAAATCACTAGAAGGCGCCGGCTCTGTCGGTAGCGAGCAGGCTGCCGGTGGTGGGGGCGGAGGCGGTTGGGGCGGCGACGGTGACCCGCGCTCCGGCCAACAAGCCGATAACAAAGCGGCCGGCGACGCTCGCAAGGAGATTGAACTCCAGCGTCAACTGCTGAACGCGAGCACCGACACAGCACGGATTCGCGTGGCCGGCGAGCAGGCGTATCGCTCAGAGATTGAGAAAACCGGCAACACGGCGGTCGCGCAACTCAAGCGCCAGGCTGCCGAGGAAGCCGAGCTCACCCGCATCCAGATGGAGCGGCGCAAGAGTCTGCTGAGTTCCGCCGCGCAGTTCCTCGGCAAGCGGGAGGGCAACCGCGAGGACGTCGCCGTTCTCGAGGGACTGTTCAACCAGTACGGCATCAAGACGCCCCAGGGAACCACGGTCGACCCGCAAAAGCTGGCCTGGTGCGCCGCCTTCGTCAACGCGATGTTGGCGTCCAAAGGGTTGCCGACGACCGGCTCGCTCGCCGCATCATCGTTCAAAGGTTACGGCACCGGCGTCAAGATCGAGGACGCGCAGCCTGGCGACATCGTCGTTCTCGATCACCATGTCGGCATCTTTGCTGGCTTCGGGCCGAACGGCACTGTCCGGATACTCGGCGGCAACCAGGGCAAATCCGGTGCGGTCAGCATCGAGAATTTCAAGCGCAGCGCAGTCGAAGCTGTGCGCCGCCCCGGCAATATCGCCGAAGGCTATGACCAGCCCGATTCCGAGGCGCAGTACGCGATGCAGATTGCGTCCGCTCAGGACGCATTCAACAAGAAGCTCGAGGTGGAGGCCGCGCAGCGGGCGCTGGTCATCAATTTCATGCGCGAGCAGCTTGGTATGTCCGCGCAGCAGCTCTACGATTCACAGCGCGAAGAAGAAATTCAGAAGGCCATCCTCGCAGCCAAGCAGGAGGCAACCGACAAGCATATCGGTTTCTCACCCGAGCAGGAAGCCGCGCTCAGGAAGCAGATCGGCGACCAGTTCGACCTTGAGCACGGTCTCCAGCTCGTCAACGACCGGATCAAGGAGCAGACCGAGCTTCGTGATGCGCTGATGCAGGGCGCGCAGAATGCGTCGCAGCGCGGTGACGACGCGACATTCTCGCGCCTGAAAGACCAAATCAACGCGATCACGCCGACGCTCAAAGCCGCCATCAAGGCGGCGGAGGAGTGGTGGCAGAAGCTCCCGGACTCACCGGCGAAGCAGGCCGCGCTCGAGGGCTTCCGTCAGCTCGATCAGGCCATCGACGACACGAAACACAAGCTGCAAGACCTCGAGCAGCAGCGGCTTGACCAGCGCATTAGCGGCCTCACCGACCTCCAGGGATCACTGCGCAGTCAGATCGACCAGTCGCAGCTGCTCGGAGACAGCCGAGGCGCTCGCGCTGCTGAGGACCAACTCGATCTCGTGACCCTCAAGCTGATGGAGGTGCGCGAGCAGGCAATCGAGACGTGGAAAGCCGTGCTCGCGGATCCTGCGGCTCTGGCTGCCAAAGGCATGACCGCTGACCAGGTTCAAGCGATCAT